TCACTATCTAGGGCAACTATAACTCCTATATCTGCTCCTCTTGATGGGCGGTTAATAGGTATACCAATAGCTTTTCCTATAACACTTTCTTGCTGATCTATAGGGGTGTTAAGTACTTCATCTACTACTTTTTTATCTTTAGAAACAATAACTCCATTTTGATTATTTGGAAGAGCAAATGTATCTATAGTAGATCCCGCATACACTTTACCTATACGCCCGCCTAAATTTAATTCTACTGAGCCCAGCCCTGGCAATGCTTGATTTTCTATAGCATCTAAAGTTTTACTACCTTCCGGAATCCACACTGCATTTTTTGTGCTGCGTGGATTTGCCATAGCTTCTAATTGACTTTGAATAGTATTTTTAGATTCAGGAGGAGGGTTTTGATTAAAAAAATTTTTATCACTAGTATTAGTAGCTGCGCCATCTATTTCAGCACTAACTTCATATTCAGCAGCCTTATCAAGCATTTGTTTAGCTTGTCGTAAAACGGGTTTTTCAATAATATTTACAGTAGAAGCTAAACCACCACCAATAGCCCCCATACCTCCACCACCGATAAAACCTCCAAATAAAGCTTCTCCTGCCCTTAACCATGCTTCTCTAGAAGTATATTTATCATCATAATACAAACGCTGGGCAATATTTATACCCTCTTGAAGACCTTCTATTGGCGCTTCAATAAGCGCTGATTTTCCAGCTGCTTTAGATACATCACTTGCAAAACGCTTTAATACGTTAGAAGAAGTATTTTCGCTTATTGCTTTTTTACTGGCTTTTGCAAGTAAGCCTAAAATTAAACCTTCACCTGCCACATCTAAAAACGCAATTGGTACACCAAGCATAGAAGCTAAAGCTTTTTTATCTCTTGTTAAAGGTACTCCTGCTTCTTCAAATTCGCCTAACGAAGTACCAGCGGCAAATGGATAAGAAGCTGCAAACCCTCCTGTACCCATGCCTACATTCCTAGCGGTAAATAAAGATTTAGTTCGTGTCAATCTACCGTTTGCTGCTTGATAAGCTATTTCAACTGCTTGTTCATCAACTGAATCAAGAGCTTTACCTTTAGCTTTATCTTCTAATTTGTCAGAAAAATATTTTTTAAGAACCGCTTGGGATGTTGCCGTTAATACCCCTTTACCTAAAACAGCAGTAACCCCCCCAACTAAAAAACCAGCTAAAGTAGTTGCAGCCATAGGAGCAACTTGCCCTAGCGTGTTACTTATTTTATCCATAGCTCCTGAAAGAGTAGGTTCTTGAAAAAATTGTTCAAGAGACTGAGCTTGAAGCCCAGATTGAGCAAGCCTAGATTCTATGTGACGAGCTTCTTCTATATTTTGTAAAGCAGCTTCTTCATCATCTAAAACAAGAGAATTTACTATTGATTTAAAATACTCTGCGTCTGCTTCCATCCCCATAACAGTAGACTCTACACCCGCCATAAAACTTTCCCCCATACCAGCAGGAGCAGAACGTCTAGGTGTAGGTGGTAATTTTGCCCCTTCTACAATAGCAGGCGCATACGCAGCGGGGTCTTTAAATAAACCTGCAGCTGCCCCTATAGCATAATTATAAGGGTCATCTGGGTTAGCCTGCGCTGATTGCATAAAAAAAGAAAATGCATCGTTAGTAGTAGTATCTGCACTTGCTACTCGCGTTTCAGTAGTAGGAGCTTTAAAAACATTTGCAAATAACTGGGAATCTTTTTGATCTTCTACGCCACCAGGAAGACTAGACCATGTTTTATTTAAATTTTTAAAAATATCTTGTTGAATTTTAGGATCATCGGACTCTAAATCTGTATCAAGATTTCTACCTGTTCTTTTTCTATAATCGTCTCTGGCTAGTTCAGCAGCAGCAATTCTTTGGCTTTCAGGAGAAAAATCAGGTAGATTTAATTTTTTTTGATACCTGTCCCAAGTATCATCAATAAATTGAAATTCTCCTGCAGCTGAAGTTTTTAAATCTTGGTTAGGCCCTGATACAATAGGAACATTTTGTCTTGGATGATCTGAATAATCATCAAAAGTATTATTTCCATAAATTACATTTGGCTGATTATTGCTTTCTAGCCTACCTATTTCATTTAACAAAGCACCCATTCTTGGGGTTTCTTGTATAGCCATGTTATCTGAGCCCAGATAATTGATTTATAATCTGCGTATATTTTTGAATTTGAGATGAGTTTTTTGAAGCTTGTGCTTTTTGTAGTTCTCTAAGCGCTAAAGCAAATTCTAAATTTCGCATGTCTCTAGTTTCAAGAAGGTTTTCAAGAGACCCATAAGTAATACCCTCTACACGTTCTTGCCCTCTAGGGCCTCTTAACTGAAAATTTTGAGGAAAAAATTGTCCGCCAGATTTTTCATAATCTAAGGTTAAATCTTCAGCTAGTCGATTTATGGTTGATCGTGTAATTTCTTGATTTCCGCCAAGTATCGAAGGAGTATTATCTCTTATCCAATCAATAAATCCTTTAGATCCAGTTCCTTCTACCTTAGCTGCCCCTATTAAATAAGACATAACAGCAGGAATATACTCTTGTGAAGCTATTTTATAAGCTTTAGTATCTCTAGGTGCATTTTCAATATACGATTTTAACTCGCTTAGTTTATTGTCAACTATACCTAGTTTAATCTCATTTCCTTCTTTAAGAACCCCTTCCTCTGTAAATATAGCTTTATTAGTTTGTTCAGAAATATCAACAAAGGTTTTAATAGCATCAAGTTGTTGTTCCGAAGTTTCTTCTTTAGGGCCTTGTCCTCTAGCAACATTAAAAGCTTCTCTACTAAGACCACCTAACAACGCTCTATCTAATAAATTTCCATAAATATTTACACGTTGTACAGGATCAGAAGATGACATAGCAATAATAGCAGCTAATCTTGCAGCTTCTCTTGAAGGTATATTTCTAAGATCATCGGCATTTGTAACTCCGTATTCCCGTGCTACTTTTGCTCCCTCTTGAGTTGTTGTTGGATCCATAGCTTCTACCGGTTCTGTACCGTCAGCTTGATTTGTAAATTTTTGTTTTATTTGATTTACTTCTCTTCCAGTAGTTGCTACATCCTCTTTGGATTCATCAGCGCGAGTTCTTATTCTTGGTGAAACATTACGGCCTCTTGGATTTTGTAGATCTGTAGGATCAAAAAGACCTCCTATAAAATTTCCTATAGATGTAAAAGTTTCATCTACAGAAGCTGAAATAGGTTTACCTGCGTCTATTCCTCTACCTACTTGGGAATCATATTCCCTATCTCCAGGTTCAACATAAGGACTTTTTCCTTTAGCTAAACGTCTTTTTGCATGGTTTTCCGCTCTTGTAATTATTCTGTCTGCAGTACGTTCTTCTCTAGACCTTTGCCCACCTTTATTAGTATTAGCAAACTTAAGCCAATCTTCATTATCACGCATAAGTTCTAATTCATTTTTTAAAGTGCCAGGAACAATAGCAGGTATATTTACAGACTGCCCATCGAATTCTACTTCTAAAGTTTTTTCTGTCATATAACTTTGTTTTGGATCGTTAAAAGGCAAATCAGGGTTCATCTTAATTCTACCTTTCCAACCAAAAGCAAGTTTAGGAGTACCATCTGGGCGAGTTCCTATATTTTCCTCACGTCTTTCAAGTTTAGGGGTTTCTTCTTCAGGGGCTTTTTTTACAGGAGATTTTTTTGTATATTTTTCCTCAAGCTCATCCAAAGTTTTAGAGCTAATAACAGTTCTAGCATCAACTTCTTCTTGAAATAATTTATTATCTAAAAGATTTGGATTAGCTCTATTTTCATTAAAACTATGAAGAAAATTTCCAGCGCTTTCTAGAGATATAGTCTCAGGATTAACTTCTGTTGTATCTAATTCTGTACTATGCGTATGGACGTTCTTAAGCTTTTTTGCAAACTCTTCTTTATTGCCGCCTGTAAAAATTTTACCGAAGTTAAGAAGGTTATTTAATACAGAAACATTACTATATTGCATACCATCGGCAAGATGCTGGTTAGCTGTATAACTTAAAGCGTAATCCATAGCTTGAACAGGGATAAGTTCAACTTTTTCATTAGGGTCAGTAGTACGATTTCTAGTAAGCCCACCAAAAATACTAAGACCCGGTCTCCCTTCTTTTTTTTCAAACCGCGGAAGAAACCCTTGTCTACCATCTGGATTATCTGGGCTTACCTCATTTATATACTTAAAACCAACAAGTTTTTGATTTTTTATTGTATCTTCATCTATATATTTTGAAAGGATTTGAGATCCAAAATTACTTTCTTGAATCATTTTTGTATAAACTTGTTGCGCTGCTGAATTTTTAAATTCTGAGTCTGGGGATAAATCTGTAAAAGACTTTAGCCAAGTAGGAGTTCCATCAGCATCTTTATTCGTTGTAAGTGGTGTAGTCCCACCTTCAACAAAAACTCCAGGGATTGCTGTATTCATCTCACTTAATATTTTTCCTGATTCTTTGTTTCTTTCTGTAGTACGGGCTTCACTAAGAGCTACATTAGCTCTTACAAGATCATATGGATTATTATTTCTTCCGCTAGAATATAATGCTTCCCCGCGTCTTATATCAGATAAAATAGACATATTAATATACCTTAAATAAACATGGCTCCTATGGACATTCCTAAGCCTATCATATTAGATTTTCTTTGAGCACTAGCCATACGTTTAGCGTTTCTATATTCTGCGTCACGTTGCATAGCAGACTGGGCGGCTGACTGCAGCCCTGCCATAGAAGAACCGTACAAACCTTGTCCTATATTTACTACATCTGCTAAAACCCTATTTTCAATATCTCTTCCTAACAATTGCCCTCTATTAGCGGCTCCAACTTGACCTAAAGTAGTTTGACGTTGAAAAGCCCTATCTTGTTCTGCACGAGCTGAAGGGTCTAAAGCTATGCCATAGCGTTCTCTATTTCTTTGTAAAGTTTCTCTAGCTATTTTAGCTTGTTGTTTAGCAGAATCTCTACTTTCTTTTACTATTTTATCAGTAAGGCCTTTTGCGTCTTTTATTAATTGTTCTTCTTTAGGAGCAAAATCACGCATATACCGTTCCCATTCTTGACGGGTTATATCGGCATAAGTCTGTTCAGGATCAGAAATTGTAGGTAGAACAAATTGCTGTTGACTACTTAAAGTAGCCCCCGAAACATTAAAAGGCATTCCTGTTACTGGGTTTATAAATGGATCTGCCATTTAACCTGTTCCCCTTATTTGATCAAGAGTCAGAGGATCAGATTTTTTAAAAAAATCTCTAGCGCCTCTTTGTCTAAATTCCCCAGCATCTGCATCATATATAGTTTCGTTCATACGAGCTTTAGCAGCTCCAATCATTTGCCCAGTTCCTTGTAAAAGTGATTGAGTAACTAAATTATCTGCTCTAGTATCTGTTCTAGCTTTACTTAAACCAAGTACTTGTTCTGTTCGTCCAATGTCTTGAAAACCTTTATCAGCAATAATTCTTTGGTTTTGAGCTGAAGCAATAACATCTGTTTTAGCAGATAGAGTTTGCCCTTCACCCCCTGCAGTAACTTCAGACATTATACCGGCTCTTCTTTGTACATTTTCGGCCCCAGCAGTAGGCGTTATAAGATTAGCCATACTAACGCCCAATTCATTTAATTTTTGAGTTGTATCTGCACTAGCTATTGATCTAGCTTGAGCTGCTCTATCAGCTATAGCACGTTCCCACATATGAGTTCTAGCATCCCCATAAACTTCTTGAAATCTTTTATGATCAGCAAGAGAACGTCTTGCTGCCATAACCTCGTGGGGGCCAGGCTTATAATTTGAAGCTTTAGGGCTTGACCCAAAAAATTTACCCATCTTATAGCTCCTTCCTATATAAAGTAGAAACAGTCCAATCTTTAGCTTTTAAATAACGTTCTAAATTTTTATATGAAACACCTTCTAAATAAGAACATCCTTGTTCTTTTGCTAATTTAGCAAAATATTTTAAATAAGAATCTAATTGTTTTTTTGTATGTAATACAGAAGCCCACATTACCCACAAAGAATAACTTTTTTTCATATTAAATTCATCAACTGTAATTGTAGTTATAAAAAACATACCTTCATTTAAAAATAAATTAGCTTCTCCATAAATGCATCTAGCATAAACATCTTCTGGTTTATAAGAAGCATTATTTAATTTAATAACTTCTTCTACTCCATGTTTTACCCAATGCCAATGTTCTCTAATATCCCCTAATTTTAAATCAGAAAAATGTTCGTCTTCCTGCATATTTTTTAATACTCCGTCTGGTAGAGTTAATTCCTCCATAATTTACTTTACCAGCTACAGCCGTATCACCAAGACGTGCTCTTTTTTCAGCAGTACCTAAAGCTTCACCATATAAACTTGTATAAATACCAGCTGCATTTAAATCAGACCATTCTTTCGCGGGTATACGTAGTAACCTTGATAAAGTGCCATTTACTATGGCATCCCTGTTATCCGACATAACTGTCGAATCACAAGACGTAGATGTATGAGTAGGTTTTAAAGCTACTCGTAAAATTAAACCTTCAGTTTTAGAAACTGAGGGCACAGGAACAATCCAAAAATTTTCCTGGTTTTGTTTAATTATATACTCTGGAGTACCTGTAGTATTTCTCCAATCACGTTGACGTTGTTCTAATAAACCACTTGTAACAGGTTCTAAAACATTCCCATCATATATGGCCCACACTATTTTATGTACTACTGTTCCTGATGGTGCATCAAAATCATATTCATAAATAGAAGATACAGTAGTAATGGGGTCCAGCTCTTTTTGATATATAGAAGAACGCTCACATAAGTCTATAACTGTAGACCTAATATGCTGATGTATAAGACTATCAGGGCAAGCTGGTACTATTGGAATAATTTCTGGTATTAAAGATTCGTATGTAGTTGCCATAATTATCCTACTTGTTTGTTACCAGATGGACTATCCACTGTATCTAATTGTGTTTTTTGACCTATAGCACTAAGAAATAAATTATAATGACCTGTAGCCCGTTGCGAATTACCAGCGTTTTCTGCATCTTTTACATAAGATTTATATAAAATATAGTCTATTACGGCATTACCATAAATATCGTTTACACCCAAATTAGAAGAACCACTACTTGAATAATCAAGAACCCCAGGAACTACTGAATAAACTATTTCAACAAAAGCATTACCTGCTACACCGGGATAAACATAAAATGTTTTTGGGTCCATTTCATCATACACCCAATGTTTTACTATAGTAGTATGTTTAGATAAACCAGTAGCGGTTGGATTATGCCAATTAGGATCTTGCGAATCTAGAGATTCTAAAGATACTTGGCGTATAGCTCGGCCACCTGTAGCACTTCCTGCAGCACTAGACATATTACGAAGCACTCGTAAAATTCTATTACCACCATCAGGTAAAGATTGTTGAGTACCAGTTGCTAACTGGATATTTGTATTAATAGAAGTAGCATCAGGTTTTAACAACGCTATTTCACGTTGGGCATCATTAAGATAATTTAATAGCTCTGTCTGTGTCCAACGTATATTTGTAGTATCTTGCAGAGTAAATTGTACTCTATCTAGAATGTTTTTAACTGTCAGAGCCATCGGCTACCTCAACCTGCGTTAAGAGCCTCTTCCCATGCAGCTTCCCGCTGTTCTGTAGTTATGGTAGAGCCACTAAGTTTATTTACAACGGCTGCTTTAGGAGTTCCATCTGTTTTAAAATTATCAGGATCACCTGTCTCAATAAGACCTTTCATTACAGCAACCAACTCTTCAAATCCATCGTTTTCCGGTTCTGCGGATTCAATAACTATCTCCGGTTCTTCATCAGCTACTTCAGTTACTTCTTCAATAACTTCTTTAGGTTCGTCTGAAACAAGTTTTGCGCCTTGTTCTAAAGCAATAAGACCTAAATCTTCTCTAATATCTTTAGGCTCATTAGCTTTTAAAATAATAGCATGCCCTTTCATACTAGCAACACGCATATCTTCAGTACTTATAACTTTCATTAACTACTCCTTAGTTAATATGGCCTCCCCCGAAGAGGAGGCCACTTTAGGTATATTAACCACCTTTACTCAAATAAGCATAAAAGGTAATCGTACCAGCTGCACCAGTACCAGGGGCTACTTGCACATGAAGGTCGATGGTGTCATCAGAAGTAAATTCCAAAGGACCAGCAGCAAACGCTGTTCCTCCGTCTTCATCAGCACCCCAGGCATTTGCCAAAGCAATACCTCCTGCTTGTCCAATAGTTGAACCGTCAATAATATCATCTGACGTAGCTGCAGTTTCAGTAGCACTGTTACCGTAGCCAAGATCAAGAACAATTGCCGGTGAACCATTTGTGTCAATATCAGTAGTCTCGAGTATTACTGCATGGAGACACTCTCCTGCAAAAACATCTACAAGTTGAACTACATCATTAACAGCAAATGCAAGACTAGTGTAAACAGTTTTTCTTATAAACATACCACCGGGGTGGTGAGTATAAGCTGAATTACCTTCTACCTCGCCTGATTTATATAAAGTTGCTATCGTTGCCATTTTCTAAATCCTCCTTAGAATGATGTATCAACAGCGACTACACCGAAATCCTCTACGGAGCCGTTATGATCACTATTATACTTAGGTTTACGGAGGCCGAAAATCTTACCAATACTGATACCTTGTTGGTTTCCATAGTCAAAGCTTTCTTCAACTATTTCAGGCAACCCAATATCAGCCATAGCAAGGGCTTGTGCACCACAGAACAATGCTCTAGCACCGTTTACATCGGAGCCAGATCCCCACTTGTCCGTTCCACTAGTAGCACCAGATGTATTATAAACGTGTCGGAACTCGCTTATCATTACACCGTCTACCATCAAGCTAGAAGAACCAGAAAACAATTGGTTTTGCGGTCCTCGTAAGCTCGCTTGGCGAACATTAGCTAGGAAGTCTGAGTCAAGCTTCAGGTCGGCCATTTGTTGTGGAGTAACAAACATATAAAACATTTCTTCTCCACCGGGTCCTCTAACTCCACGAATGTAGTTGTCTTTAGCATACGCTTTAGTTTCAACAATACATTTGTAGGCTAAAGTATCAGCTGCTACTACAGCTGAAGTATCACCCGCAACTAGACCATTTGTAGCATCCCATCGTCTATGACGATTTGTAGTAGGAGCTGAAACGTCTGAAGCAAACTCAAGATCAGCAAGCTCATGCCCAGTTGTAGCAGAAGTATTTCGAGAAGCACCGTTAGTCTTTTCAGTGTAAGCAACACCGGAAAGAGTTAGGAATGCTAACTGGTCCATACGATCTGCAATAGCATAAGCTAGTGCGTCCCGTGAATTTTCACGAAAATTAACAACACTCTTCTGGTCAGCTAAACGACCTGCTAAACGGTTAGCAAAACGTAGTTGATCAAGCTGGATGGTAATATCGAAGGCTCTTAGAGACTCTTCATTACCTTCCAAAGTGTTATCCCCTGTAACACCATCGCCCGTCATATCAGCGAGCAAAGTTATTACTGCCTTGGTGCCTTTATCAGATTTGGTCAAATCTGTAATTCTTTGCACCATGGCGTTAGAACCAGTTCCTGCGAACTGATTAACGAATGACATATTACGTGCCACCCGCCAAAAATCACGACTCCAAGCCGTAAGCTGGTTTGAAGTCAATGATGCAAAATTAGTATTAGCCATTGCTAAACTCCTTACATAATTAACTATTTATCATACTTAACCGACTTTTGGAGCGGTATAGTCCGTGTACCCACTATCGTAGGGAAACGGTTTCGCATGTTTAACGAGATGCGGGCTCTGTATATTTAACGCCCTACCAGGCGAATGCGTTATTAACGATAACGACTCGGCTTAATATCGTTTAAGCAGACGAAATTTTAAAAAGGATAACTGGATAACTGTAATTATGCAACTATTACCCAATATCTCCACGTAATCGTTTTAAAGTAGCTGCTGGTAAAGCATTAAACTCATCATCTGTCATAGAAGAAATATCAACTACCTTTTCACCATGCGCAGAAGAACTTTCTCCAGGCATATCAGGTGGTTGCGACTCAGCTGCTTTAAGTTTTTTAGATACTTCCTTACGTTTTTTAGCTACTTGATCCTGACTTTGTTTAGGCGCTGGGGCATCTAAAGTAGTTTCTTCCCCAGTAGATTTAACATCATTTGTTTTTATTACATAATTTACTGCTTTTTCTAAAGAATCAGCAGGTGTCGTACCTTGTGCCATAAAAGCATCTCTTAAACTAAGAACTTCTTGGGTAAGTTCTTGATTATAATCAGAAGAATATTGGTCAAACATTGGATACTTACTTTCCATTTTAGCTGCTGCAGACTGTAAAGCATCCATTTCTTTAGATTGTTTAGTATGCTGATTAAATTTTTGCCCCATTTCACGTTCAAATTCAATTTTTTCAGCAGCTCTTATTTCTTTTCTAAGAGCTACAGCTTTTTCAGGTTCTCCATTTAATACGTGCTCTTGATATTCAATTTCTTTTGCATCAAAATCATAAGGTTCTGGTGCCGGTTCTTCAGAAGAAGTTTCAGGGGCCTGTTTTTCTGCAGTTAAAGCATCTAATTGTTCTTGAAGTTTTCTTTGTTTAGCAAGGACTTCATCCAATCTAGACTTCGGAACCATAGGTTTTTTAGGTTCTGGCTCTGTTTCTTCTTCCAGTTCAGCAACCTCTTCCAATTCTGGCTCTGTTTCTTCTGTTTCTTCTGTTTCTTCTGATTCTTCTGATTCTGCTGGTTCCTCAGCGTCTTCAGTAGTCTCCTCTGCCGTAATGTCACCATCTGTTTCGTTCTCATCTTGTTCGGTTTCAGCAACAGTTTCTTCTGCTACTTCCTCAGTTACTTCTTTTTCGTTAAGAACTTCATCCGTTATTTCTTCAGGAAAATTTAAATCAATCTCGTACTTAGCTTTTTCCACAGGATCAGATCCTGGGTAGTTAGGCCCAAGTACAACACCGCTTTCTTCGTTTTTTTCTTCAGCCATTAATAACTCCTTTTATTAATATCCGTAGCCTTTTCTTGGCTTAGGTTTTCTAGATTTTGTAATTTTTGAAGACCTTTTATCTTTTTTAGATTTTTTATTTTTTTTAGGTCCTTTACCATACCGCATAACAATCTCCTTTACTTATGTATTTTTTGCACTTCAAAAGATGCTTTTTTACTAGCACCTTTATGTGGTTTATAACCAGCTGATGGGTTTTTCATAAGTTTAAAACTTTTACCAGACTTCATCCAATGATAGCCTTTTGGAGCTTCAACTGCTTTTTTAACCATAACTGCTTCCTAATTCAAATTATCAATATTAACTGGCCCAGGCATTTGTTGTGGGGGGCCGCCCGCCCTAGATGCAGAGGTCATTGCAGTAGTAGCAAGTTTAGCTGCTGCCTG